CTATGACGTGTTTGCCAAAAACGCATCACGACCAACAATCTTGTGTGATGTTGACAACACACTTGCTTGGACTCTTAATCAGAACCTAGCAATGCTTAATGCATCATTTAATACCAACACACGTTTAGAAGACATAACGGTATATCATTTTGAAGCAAACCTTCCCATCGACCAAAGCACGTGGATGAAAAAGCAATGGCTTCGACCAACAACATTTGTCAACATTGCCCCTGATTTTCACGCTATTGATGCTATCAATTCAGCCCATGATGACGGATACCACGTAGTGATAGCAACCAGTCGTGACCCAAAAATGAAGGGTGTCACAAAGGCATGGTTAGATGAATGGTCAGTAGGTTATGACGAACTTTTTGTTGGCCCAACCGTCAAACAAGCATACGTAAAAGACAACCCTAATGTCGTTGCTTTTGACGATAATCCATCGGAGGCTCTTGAGTTGGCGACTCTTGGGGCAAGAGTTTTTGTGCCAGAACGAACCTACACACCTATGTGGTGTAGAAGTAGTAGTATAAAAAACGTGAAAGTATTTAATGACTGGAATTCAGTCTTGACGGAACTCGCATAACCGGAGGATTTCTGGCGCACATTGATGACACAACTGTAGAGGGTTTCGACCGGGACATTACTTTTGGTGTACCCATTACTAAATTTGAAGAGCAGTCTGACGGTTCTGTTGTTGTTCATGGTCTTTGTACGAGTGATGCAGAAGACTTGGACAGCCAAATTATTGATCTTGATTTTTCTAAAAAAGGTTTAGAAGACTGGTGCCAGTCGTTCGGAAACGTTCGACAAATGCACAGCACTAACCTTCCCCCTGCTGGCAAGGCGATGGAAGTTGACACAAGTCGACCTGACGGTGTCTATCTTACTGCTCGCATTGTTGAACCAACTGCTGTGAAATTAGTCAAAGAGGGTGTGTACTCTGCATTTTCTGTTGGCATCAGCAAGCCACGAATTATTCGTGACAAAGTCGCAAAGAATGGCCGTGTTGTCGATGGAGTGTTCAGTGAAGTTAGTGTTGTTGACTTTCCTGCCCTTCCTTCTGCAAAGTTCACGGTTGTAAAGCGTGCAAAGGACGAAATCGAAAAACTTGAAAAATCACTAACCCCTGTGGGAACTTTATACAAAATGAAAGGAACAGATTCCGTGGCCGAATTGCCTGAGAACTTAGAAGACACCGGGAAGGCTGTCGATGCGGAGTTAGATAAGTCCGCAACCGAATGTGAAGTATGCAAAGGTGCTGGTTGTGACAAGTGCATGACCTCTGAAGTTGCTAAGGCTGCTTCTGATTGCAAGACCTGCGAAGGCTCTGGCAAAATCATGGAGGGTAACCGTGATTGCCCTGACTGTGGCGGAAACGCTATGTCATCTGATGTCGAAAAAAAGGGAAAAATCCCGGATGACGATGAAGAAGTAACTGAAAATTTGAAAGAGGCTGATGAAGCCATTGAAGAGGCTCAAGCAGCACAAGAAGAAGACAACGCTAAGCATGAAGCCGGGATGCCTGAAGAGGATGACGACGACGAAGAAGAGTCCAAAAAGGCTCTTGCCGTTGACTTGACTTATGCAATTCGCCGTGCTCACGATGCTTCGTGTCCTGCGTACTCGCACAACGTTGTTGAATCAGTTCACCCTTCAGTTGCTAAATTCGGAATCAAGGGTGTCATTGACCCCGAGATTGTTCGGAATGCAATTACGGCTAGTGCATCATCTGCAACGTTTAATCCAGCAATGATTCGTAACCTTACTGAAGCGTTTGATGCTGCAGTGAAGTTGGCTGACACTCCTGACGGAGAAATCAACGCAGCCCATGACGTTATGAACAAAGCGTTTGCTGAAGACTATCCAACGGCTAAACCAACCCCAGGAAACGTGACTCCCGGAGAATTCAAGCGTCCTTACATCGGCGCTGGTCGTGCACCATCGTCTTCAACTGGGACTGCTCCAAGCATTCCGTTTGAAGGTGGAAACGACATGCACGCAAGTGAGTTTTCTCGTGACCTCATTACTGACGGTAGAGAGCACGAATCACCTAAATCAAGTGGTTCCTGGCCCTCTGAGACGGTTAGCGCTGCTGACCAACTCACATCGATGGCTCGTGACCACGCACTCGTGTCGTTGCAGAACCTGCACGACCACATTGCAACGGCTTACCCCGACATCTGCGCCTTAGATACTTCATCTAAGCCTTCTGCTGGAATTGGTCAGTATGCTGGCACTGGAATTGAGACTATGGACATGTCTGGTTCATTGAACAACCTCAAGACCACGGCTGCTGTTCCTACCATTGAAAAGTCTGACAAAATTGAAGACGGTGACACCATTGTCGCTGAAGTTCAAGATGGTCAACAAGTTCTAATCGACACGGAAGTTCTTACGTCATTGGTGAAAACCATTATGGCTGATCAACTTTCAATCCGATTTGAAGAGATGAACGACGCACTTAAAGAAGTACAAACTGAAGTACAGAAAATGGCAAGTGAGCCAGACCCAGCCCAGGCTCCAATTCGGGGTACGGTTACGGTTGAGCGAGCATCTGTCCAAAAATCTGTTACTGAGGCTGACATGCTTCGTGAGAAAGCAGAAAGTGATCTAACCGCACAGGTTGATTACCTTCAGACGTTGTCGAAGTCTGGTAACCCAGAACTTCGTATGCGTGCGCAGGGGCAACTTGAAAAGTTGTTTGAGCGTGCTTCGATGAGCGTCGACAGTTAAGACTTCAGGACACGAATTAAACCTACTATTAAAGGAGTATTTTTTGGCTTACACGCAAGAAACTGCGTCGGACGCTTCTCGTTACTCTGGTGCCAGTGACATGATTGCTGGGCGTATGCCCAACCTTGTCAAGGGTGCTGGGTTCGCAAAAATCGGTGGCAATGCGCCATTGACCGATGATGCCGAGATTTTCAAGCGTTCAATGGATGCTGAGAAGAGCCTGCGTACTGCGGTAAAAACCGCAATTGCAGACCCCGACAGCGTTCGTAAATCTATTAACCCTGCGTTCTCTTCGCAGTTCGGACTCTTCCTCTCTGAGGGTGGCAACACCGGAATGAGTGGAGTTGTTAATGAAATCCAGTCCGTTCTGTCTGCAGAACTTGGTAAGAACATCACCTTAACTTCGCCACTTGGTTCGGGCTTTGTGCCTTACGACCTTGTTGCACCGAGTCGTTTGATCTACCCGATCTACTCGCCTCTTCGTAACAAGATTCCTCGTGTTCCTGGTCAAGGTACTTCGCACCGTGCCAAGTTGATCACCGGTATTACCGGTTCTCAAACTGGTGGACAAGCGCAACAGCGTATTTCGATTTCTGAAATCCCATCGGGACAGAGCATCGGTGGAAACTGGCCCTTGAACATCCCTGCTGCTGGGTCACAGACCGCTGTCGACATGAATATCCCGTATTCATTTTCAGGATTGTCTGAAAGTCTCAGTTGGTTGGCACAGTTTGCTGGTCAAGGATTCGAAGACGTTTCTGCGCTTGCTAACTTGGTTCTTCTCCAAGAATTCATGCTCGCTGAAGAGTATGCAATTCTCTCAGGAACCAAGCAGGCACTTACCGCACCTGCAGCACCAACGCTGACGGCACGTAGCCCCGGCTCTGGTGAAGTTGCACTTAGTGGCATTACCACCAACTTGTATGTCAAAGTTTCGGCTTTGAACTACTTTGGTGAGACTGTCGCTTCAAGCGCTGCTTCAGTTGCTCCTTCGAGTCAAGTAGTTGACGTTACGATTGCCCCCGTTCGTGGTGCTTTCGTGTACAACATCTACGTGACCACGGGAACTTCGGCTGGAACGTACTACCTCATGGCGCAAAAAGTTGGCGCTACTCGGTACACGCTTCAAGGTGCAATTCCAACCACGGGAACCACGCCTCCAACGGCAGACACTGGAACCGCTTCAAGCAACGACTACGAAGGCTGGCTCTCAGTCGTCGATGGTCACGCTTCGACGGATGCATCTGTCTACCCGACAGGATTCACCGGTTCGTACATCAACAAGAGCGCTAACCAGACTTTGAATCACTCAATTCTGTTCTCAGCGTTTGAAGCGATGTGGGATGGAAGCACCAGTTCGGCGAACTCTGCTGTTGCTTCTGCAACCGGCTTTCGTGCTGACCCTGCGGAAATCGTCGCTGAAGGTTCTGACATTGCCCGTCTTGCGGACGAGGTCATTTCCTCTGGTAACAACACGAACTACCGCCTCATGCTTCAGCAAAATGAAGTCGGAGGAATCACGAGTGGTGCTGCAATCTCTGAGATTCAGAACCCAATCACTCGTTCGTTGGTTCGTTTGGTTGTGCACCCTTGGCTCTACCAAGGTACGGCATTCCTGAACTCCTACACGCTTCCTATGAGTTGGAGCAACGTCTCTAACGTTTGGGAAAACGTAATGGTGCAGGACTACCTCAGCATCAATTGGCCCGTGATCGATGCCTCATTCAGGTACTCGATTTACATGTACGGTGCACTTGTGTGTTACGCACCTCAGTACAACGGTGTTATTCAGGGACTACAACAGTCTTCGACTACGCCTTACAACTAATAAATAGTTGTAAAACAATAATACAAAAAACCCCTGTAAAATAAGGGATTTGAGGGTGTTGGGTCGGAGCAAATGGTGACATTTGCTTCGGCCCATACCTTAAACAAAATCAATTATATTTTTAATTATTCAAATAACAAATAGGAGAACACAGTGGGTGCTTTCGGAATTAACGGAACAGAAAATCAAGCACTCGGATGGGATTACGCACACGTCTCTGG